TTATCCCCACGAGGATCAGCAAACAAACTGCGATTGCCCAAAGCCCTTGGACCAAACTCTGCCCTGCCGTTAGCAACACCACAAATACCTGTGTGTAAAAGTTCTTGAACAGTTTCTTTGACAGGGTATTCTCCTTTTATTTCATATCCTAGATAAGCATGTTTGAATTCCATGTGCATCTTTTTGTGTGCAAGAACTGCACCAATAGCACTTCCACTGTCTCCAGGGTTTGGCATAATCCATGCTTTGTCAAAGTATTTTAACAGAATATGATTCGCAGAGCAATTCAAAGCACACCCGCCCATGAACACAATATTCTTACTTGTTGTATTTTTACTACACCATTCAACAATATTTTCAAGCACAGTTTCATAAACCCATTGAGTTCCTGCCGCAATATTAAAGTTGTGATCATCATCTAGCTCACTTCGCCAGTCTCTACAACCTCTGTGTAAATTTTGTTTAAATTTGATTGGTAATTTTATGCTTTCGAAAAAATCATGCATGATTTGATGCCTATAGTATCTACTGTCACCATATGCTGCCATGCCCATAAGAATATATTCATCTTCGTTTGGTTTTAATCCTATACGTTGTGTCATAGCACTGTACCACAAACCAATAGAATGGGGATAGTTTTGCGAATATATTTTTGTTAGTTTATCACCTTGGCCCTGCCAAACTGTAATAGTTTCAAATTCTCCTATGCTGTCAATACAAAGAACTACAGCGTCATCAAATTGACTGGTATAGTATCCTCCTGCTACGTGACTCAGATGGTGATCCACAGTTTTGATAGGTGCGTTAATGTTCCATTGTTGTAAATACTTTTTTATATTATTTTCAGCAAGTGTTATGCCTTGACCAGCACGAAACTGACGCCAAGTTTTCTTTAGAGGTTTTTCATACCAAACTATTTGGTCTGGTTCTCCCCATTGACGTGCATAGTCAACAAGTTTTTGATTTAAATGTGCATCATTTTTTATGCCGCTGAATCTCTCAGACTGACTGGCAAATTCCAGTCCTTGATTTGTGAATACAGCAAGAGATGCATCGTGACTATTGCCACTAATTCCCCATGTAATCATTTATAGATAAAAGGATCCTTTTTCCTTAGTTGCTTCAGTCTTTTTCTAAATTTGTACCAATCGTAAAATTTTCTAAAAGGCCAAAGTAATATGTCCAAAATTCGTTCCATATTGTATTTAATATCCAAAAAGGTTGACAAACTCCTATTGTGACTGTATAGTATATATATAATTAATAGTGAGAGGCACAAAATGAGAACACAACCACAAGATATTATTGCTAAACTTGAAGCAGATAATTCACGTTTGGGCAAAGAAGCAATACTTAAATCAGCATACGAAGAAGGACTTCCTGAGTTTTTTGAAGGTCTCACAATGGCTCTTGACCCACTGGTAACATTTGGCGTGAAGCAAGTACCTGTAAAAGATGAAGTAATTTCTGCACAAGGTTGTGAATGGAAAATTTTTAAAGAACTTGCAGACAAATTAATTGCACGAGAACTCACAGGACATGCGGCACGTGATGCAATTAATCTTGTTATGAGTTCAGCAACAGCAGAACAATGGAATGGTTGGTATCGTAGAATTCTTATCAAAGACCTACGTTGTGGTGTAAGTGAAAAGACTGTTAACAAAGTAGTACCAGGTACTGTGCCTGTGTTTACATGTGCTCTTGCTCATGACAGTGCCAAACATGAAAAGAAAATGACTGGCAAGAAGCAGATTGAAATCAAACTTGATGGTGTTAGAGTACTAGCAGTATGTCGTGAAGGTAAAGTAGAATTGTTTAGTCGTAATGGCAAACAGTTTCATAACTTCCCTCATATTATTGCAGAGATTGAACAAGTACTTGCAGAGAAACCTGCACCATATGACTGTGTATTAGACGGTGAAGTAATGAGTGCTAACTTCCAAGACCTTATGAAGCAAGTACATCGTAAAGATAATGTACAAAGTGAAGATGCTGTTCTACACTTGTTTGACTTTATTCCATTAGCAGACTTTCAAAAAGGTATATGGGATAAACCACAAACTTATCGCAGTAACCTAGTCAAGTATTGGGTATTAGAAAATGAAAGCGTTTTAAAGCACGTACAAGCACTTGAATGGGAAGAGGTAGACCTTAGTACTCCTGAAGGTGAAAGACGCTTTGTAGAGCTTAATAAAGCGGCTGTAGACGGTGGTTATGAAGGTGTTATGATTAAGGACGTTGATGCTCCTTATGAATGCAAACGTACTCATGCATGGCTTAAAGCAAAGCCATTTATTGAAGTAACATTAGAGGTGAAAGATGTTGAAGAAGGAACAGGAAGAAACGAAGGACGTCTTGGGGCGTTGGTATGCGCTGGAGAAGATGACGGACGAATGGTCCAAGTCAATTGCGGTAGCGGGTTTAGTGACAGCGATCGTGATAATTTTTGGAATCATCGTAGCTCACTTGTTGGGCAACTTGTAGAGGTTAGAGCAGATGCTATTACAAAAAATCAAGATGGTACTTATTCGCTTAGGTTTCCAAGGTTCAAAACGTTCCGAGGATTTGATATAGGAGAAAAAATCTAATGAGAGAATTCATTTACAATAGCTGGAATTCTGTAATGGATCATAATAGTAATCCGTTGCGGCACATACCTGATTTGAATACACGACATATGATAATGCAAGTATTGGCATGGATGTGGTGTATTGTATTTGCTATTCTTGTAGGTAGTTGGACTGCTTTTGGTATTAGTGCAATAGGACATTTGCTTTTGCTAGGTGCTATTGCTATTACAGTAGGCACATTTAAAGTAGCAGAAAAAACTAAATGGAAATTTGGAACCTATCATTCGTATGGTAGAAGCAGGGGTTATATAATTCACCATGATAAACATGGGAATCCACACAAAGTCTATCTTGATGACAATGACCCCGGCGGTGAACACGCATAAGTCAAAAAGAGGTTGACTTTTTGCATTTCTAATATATACTTTATATTTTTGTAGGAGAATCAAATGGCGTTGACTGCACTCAAAGGTGTAAAGACCAAAAAGAAACAGCCCAGAGCACAATCTCGAATCAAGCGAGGAGCAAAACTTGTCGAGCCAAGTTGGGAAGGTTGGGAAGAATGGGATGGACAAACATTCCATACAGCTAAAGAAGCAGCACGAGCTTGGTACTACGAAAACTTCAAACCACAAGATTTATATCCAAGCGTATTTGTTTGGATGAAAGAAAATGACTATACCAAAGACCAAATTAAACATGCGAAATCTGCACCAGCCTCTACACTAAGCGTTACAGCAGGTATTATTGCAAAGATGCTACTTCGTGGAATGCCCGACTATAATGAAAAGGCTGCACAGTATTGGGAAAGTCTACCTGGCACAATGGGTGAACTTGCTCCTACTTCGCAGTTTCTAAAAAAGCGTATTGATATGGCTATTTCAGCAGGCAGTGGTGTTGTAGAAGAAAAGAAGGAAGAAGAAGAAAAAGAAAAGAAGAATGTATATGTTCCTTCAATCCAAGAGCGCATATTCGAACAAGCAAAAAAAGCCGCTGAAAAAATTGATGAGTGGTTAGAAGATCATTACAGGCATGATGCTGTATTTGATCCAAAAGGTTTTGATGTAAAAAAACATTTCAACGAATATAAAGTTACTCAAGCACACGCAAGAAAAATTAAAGACTTTTACGAAGAAGAACTTGCAGAATATAGAGATGTACTGAATATACCTACTGCTGGACAATTAAAAAATATGAACGAAAAAGAAGCTGATCTTTGGGAACAGCTCAAAGAAGGGTATAGCAACATCACCAAGCCAGAAGTAAAGCAGATTATTTCAGCACTTGAAACCGTAATGGATGCCTGCGATTTTATAATTGAACAATCCAAAGCAAACCGAAAAACACGCAAGCCTAAACCTAAGAGTGCAGATAAATTGGTTGCTAAACTGAAATACAAGAAGCAGGACGACAAATATAACATTGTAAGTGTTAATCCTGTTGACGTAGTAGGAGCAAATGAAGTATGGGTATTTAATTGTAAAACACGCAAACTTGGAAAATATGTTGCCAAGATCATTGACCCATTAGGTGCAGGTAGAGAAGGCACTGGACTAAGTGTCAAAGGAACTACTATTACACAGTTTAATGAAGAAGAAAGTGTTCAAAAGACACTGCGTAAACCAGAAGAACAACTAAAAGAATTCAAAGGTGCAGGCAAGGTTAAATTACGCAAATTCCTAGAAGAAATTAAAACTACAGACACAAAATTAAATGGACGCATAAATCCTGATACCATACTTCTTCGCATAAACTGATAAATATTAGTATGAGCAATATCCATGACATACGAAATGGTCTGAAGGCCTTATCAGACGCAATAGACGCACTACAAAGCAATCCTGTACCTACACCAGAGATCCTGGATAGAGGATTAAGTGGTAATAAAATTAATGGTGGTGTAATCACCAATTTTCAATCAGTCGGAATAGTTGACGAAGCAAGACAAACTGCATTAACTGTTACAAATGAAGGTATTGCTGTTCAAAATATAAATGTGCAGAACATAATGAATCCTGTAACAGTTAAAGGCGCACTTACAGTACAAGGTGAAATAACTGCAAGTAGATTGCATGTTGATGAAATTAGTGCCGATATTAGAAATGAAAGAACAACACCGTTAGAATTCAAAGCAGAAAATAAATCACTAAGTGGAAAAGGTTTAATATGGACTGGTGTTGATTATACCAAACAGTTTGTTTATAAACACGCTCCTGATAGATTGTGGAGCTCAGAAGATATTGACATTGACCGAGAAAAATGTATTAGGATTGATAATTTGCCTGTGTTAAACCTAACAAGTTTAGGTAACAGTGTTACACAAAGTAATTTACAATCAGTGGGTACATTAGAAAGTTTGAATGTTGACGGTAGTTTAACAATAGATAACTTTGTTTATTATGATGCAAATTCACAGAGACTTGGCGTAGGCACAGCTGAACCTAATGCTATGTTGGCTATAAAATCATTAGATCATGAATTTATAGTAGACGAAACAGAAGATAGACAATTTAAAATTGGTACTTATACAACTACTGGTATCAAAATTGTTACTGATAATACAGATAGAATAATTGTAGGATCTAACGGAAACATAGAATTAAAAAACAAAGTCACTGTACAAGGTAAACTTGGAATAAATGTAAATAACTTTGGCGACGATGTTGATATTACTACATCTGGTCCTATCAGAATCGAAGGTAAAAAGTTTGAGACTGGAGCAGATATTCCTTCAGGTGGTAACTATGTGCTAGGAGATATAATATGGAATACAAATCCAGTACCTACTGGCTACGTTGGATGGATCTGCGTAAGAAATGGCAATCCTGGAGAATGGAAGCCTTTCGGACAAATTCAAAATTAGAAAATCAAGTTAACATTTGGAGTATGAGTGCAAGAGTATTGCCAGTGCTGTCAATTCTAATGGCAGCAATTCTATATCTTGTAGATGTTAACACATACACCCAAATGTTTTTTATGGGCGTGGCAGGTATGTTTCTTGCAGTTAGTATCACTTGGTGGTGGTGGGTAATGTATGCAATAAGAGATATACATAAAAATATCAACATTTCAATACAAGAATTTACAAACATCAGAGAAGATATAAAAAATCTCCGAGAAGACATCAAAAAGGTAAAATAAATGCTGGTTATCGGAAACGGTGAAAGCAGATGCAATATTAATCTAAGTGCAATAGATACAACTAAGATTGGTTGTAATGCTATCGTGCGTGATTTTTTTGTTGATCATTTAGTATGTGTTGACCGTAGAATGGTTGATGAAGCAACACAAAAACACAAGCACAATTTTACAACTATCTACACTAGAAAAGATTGGCTAAGTGAAAGAACACATATTGATAATTTAGTATGTGTACCAGACTTACCTTATAAAGGAAACACAAGAGCAGATGAACCATTTCATTGGGGTAGTGGTCCCTATGCAGTATTACTTGGTGCACTATTAGATACTACAGTAAAATTATTAGGTTTTGATTTACACAGTAAAAACACAAAAGTGAACAACATTTATAAAGACACTCAAAATTATGATCCCAGCACAAAAACTGCGATAGATCCAAGATATTGGATACATCAAATAGGTAAGGTATTTGAGTGTTTTCCTAAACATAAATTTGTAATATACACAGATAACGATTGGGAATGTCCAAATTTTTGGAATCGACCTAATGTTTCAGTTGACAACTACAGTAAATTATTATATAATAAGTAGTATATTAACAAGGACTTGGCGTCAACCCTTCTAATTCTGCCGCCATTATTATAATAGGAGATAATATGGCATACTACTCAACAAAAACATACGGACACAACATAGGACTTTCTGCGGTCTTCCGTCAACCTAACGCAGATCATTCACACTGTCATTTACTGCACGGATACAGTTTACAATTTAAATTTACTTTTGGTTGTTCAGATTTAGACAATAAAAACTGGGCAGTGGACTTTGGAGGACTTAAACCTTTGAAGGCTTGGCTTGAAGACAGTTTCGATCACAAGACCTGTGTTGACGTAAACGATCCTCACAAACAAGACTTTTATGATCTACAAGACAAGGACTTGTGTGAAGTAAGAGAGTTTGATGGCGTCGGTGCAGAAAAATTTGCAGAACATGCATGGCGATTTGCTGATAATTTAGTCAAAGAAATGACCAACGGACGTTGCTGGTGTGAGTCAGTTGAATGTGCAGAGCATGGTGCTAACAGTGCAATTTACACACCCTTTCAAGTGCAGAAGATGTCGTTTGTAGATGGCTAAAATTGATAAAAGCAAATATACCAAAGAAGAATATAGGCAGTTGCGTGAACAAAAAAGATTGCGCAAACAGCAGCATGCATATGAAAAAAACAGAGCTGAAGTTTTAAAAAAATATCCTGATGGTGTTCCTAATAATATCCTTTGCTTAAAGCACGGTCAAAAATACAGTTCTGACTATGTAAATAAATTATATAACATGGTGAGCAGGAATATTACAGTTCCATTTACCATGCACTGTATTACAGAAGACCCAGATGGTATTGATCCTAATATAAATATAATTCCATTACCTAAAATACCTAAAGATCAAAATGTTAACGGTTGGTGGTATAAACCTTATATCTATTCAAATGATATTCCTATAGAAGGTACAATCTTGTACTTGGATTTAGATCTTGTAATTTGTAGTAATATAGATAAATTATTTGATTTTTATCCAGGAAAGTACTGTGCTTTGAGGGACTTTACAAGATCAATGCGGCCTAACTGGCAAAAGTATAATAGTTCTGTAATACGTTTTCAAAAAGGACAACTAGATATTGTTTGGACAGATTTTATAAAAAATCCAAAAGCAGTCATTCGTAAGCATTTTGGAGACCAAGATTGGTTGTGGGAGAAAACAAATGGCATGGCTCAATATTTTCCTGATCCATGGATACGCAGTTGGAAATGGGAAATAAGAAAAGATAAACGCTGGAAACCTGGAGGTACTAAGGGAAATAGAGTTTTGAACACTATAGAAGATGTTAAACCACCTGAACATTGTTGCATTGTTGCATTCCATGGTGATCCTAATCCACATAACTGTTTGGATCCATATATTGTTGACAACTGGAAATAAAGATTGTAGTATAAAACTATGAAAACACAACGCATCGGTTTCGCCTGCAAATATATGCATCCAGACCAAACACAAAAAAAGAAATTACTAGAAGAAATTCAACGACCATTGAATACTAGAAGCACCACAGTGCAATGGTTAAATAGACAAACACGTGATGTTGCAGAAGAACGCTTGTGGGACATTATGGTGCATAACATTCAATCGTACTACAACTTGATTGAATACGTAGGGAGTTTACCACATGAATTACGAATGGTTCGACTCGGCAGTGATGTCCTTCCTGTATACACTGAGCCTACTTGGTGCTATTATTGGAAACTACCTGCTGTGGTCGCATATTGCGAAAAGCATTTCGCAAGGGTCGGCGAGCTTGCAAGGCAGTTGGATGTTCGGTTGTCTATGCATCCTGGTCAGTTTACTGTGCTGGCATCTGACAACCCTGATATAGTAGAGAGGAGCATAGAAGAATTTGAATATCACACCGATGTCATCCGCTGGATGGGCTATGGACAGTCATTCCAAGATTTCAAATGTAATGTCCATATATCAGGCAGGCAAGGTCCAGCCGGTATCAAAGCAGTCCTCCCAAGATTATCTAAAGAGGCGAGAAATTGTATTACCATCGAAAACGATGAAAACAAATGGGGACTCGAACACAGCCTCGAACTTATCGACCACTGCGCACTCGTTCTTGACATACACCATCACTGGTGCCGTGAAGGAGAATACATTCAGCCCACCGACGATAGATTTGCTCGCGTAGTAGATTCATGGCGCGGTGTGCGTCCTGTTATTCATTACAGTGTTAGTAGAGAAGATGTACTTGTAGATTTTGATCCTAATAAAAAGCCTACTATGGATATGTTATTGTTAGAAGGTTACAAAAAAGCAAAACTACGAGCTCACAGTGATTATATGTGGAATCATGCAGTAAATGATTGGGCTTTAGAGTTTTTAGACTATGCAGACATAATGGTAGAATCCAAAGCCAAGAACCTAGCTAGTATCAATTTGCATAAATACTGGGTAGGAGAATATAATGAAAACAACAGGTATCAAACCAAACTTACAGCTTGATAAGATTACAGGTATTAGACACGATTTAGGTCAAAGAATGACTTATGTGCCTGTTAAAAAAGAAAAAAAATTACCTTATCAAAAAAAATCTATGAAAACTTCTGCTAATATTAAAGAAGGCAGATGGAAATTTTAAATGAAATTTTTAGAATTCCAAAGATGCCCACGCACAAGAGCAAAACAATGCCAATGCGAAAGTTTATTTACAATATCAGAAGCAGATGATGAAAACATTATTGCTCAGTGTGTTTTAGAACATAGCGATGTTGTAAAAGGTAATATCGTTATGATGCAAAAAGCATCAGGAGGACCAACAGTTATTAAAGGCACAATTATTGGTTTAGAACCTGGTGAACATGGTTTTCACGTGCATGAATTTGGAGATTTAAGCAAAGGCTGCGAAAGTGCAGGAGCTCACTATAATCCTGATGGTGTAGACCACGGAGATTTAGCAAAAGGGCATGTGGGAGATTTAGGAAATGTCATTGCTGACGATAGTGGTACTGCTAACATTAAAATTGTTGCCGAACGTGTAGATCTCGTAGGAGAACGAAGCATTGTAGGAAGAAGCATTGTTATTCACAGTAATGTAGACGATTTAGGTAAGGGCGGAGACGAAGAAAGTTTAAAAACAGGAAATGCAGGTGATAGACTTGCTTGCGGAGTAATTGTTTTGAGAGGAGACGATAATGATTAAGAAATGGATAGACTCAAGAATCAAAGAAAGAACTTCTTGGGATGGAGCACTATTAATTGCTCTTGGACTAATGGTATTATTCTTAGCACCATTAGCAAAGATTGCAGCAGGTATCGCTATTGCATACGGTGCTTGGACAATTTATAAAAAAGAAGATTAAAGTTTACTAATATCTAAACTACTTGAAGCAGGCATATTCCAAATTTGTTTACGGATTATGCCTGTTTTTTGTGCGAATTTTTTAGAATCACAATTACTACACACATGGAAATAGTTATTGTTTATCCTTTTAGGATCCATGCTACCTCTAAATCTTTCAAATTCTGTGTTACAATTATCACATCGAAGCACAATCATACTTACAGAGCGATAATATGAGTGTTTTATTTTAAGTTTTGAGATACGTTCATATCTCTTTTTGACTTGATATTCTCTTATGAACATAACTATATTTACATTAAGATTATAAAATCATACGATAAATAACTATAGGAGACGATCAAAATGAGCATTCTTACGTTAACCGACGCCGCAAAGCAACAGATTGATACTATTTGTAGTGAAAATAATGTCTACGCTGTTACATTAAATATGAAGGGCGGCGGCTGTGCAGGTTTTGAATACAGTTGGAGTACATATAAAACCCAAGACGAAATCAAGCAAGATGATGAAGTATTCAAAACTGACCAAGGAAATACGTTTGTAGTAGGAGCTGAAAGCGTAATGTTTTTGTTTGGTACACAAATAGATTACAAAAAAGACATTATGGGATCTATGTTTGATATAGTAAACCCTAATGCAAAGTCGGCATGTGGTTGTGGCGTAAGTGTAAATTTTGATATGGACAAATTAAGCATGCCTGCATAAATTGGAGTGATAAATGGCTAAACAAGAAGTAGATATTGGTGTTGAAGGTAATGACGGTACAGGCGATAGTATTCGCGAGTCTTTTCGCAAGGTAAACGAAAACTTTACAGAACTGTATGCAGTATTTGGTGTAGGCGGACAAATAAGTTTCACTGCACTTAGTGATACTCCAGATACACTTACACCTAACACTATTGCATTGGTTAATGACGCAGGAACACAAGTACAACTTGCTGAACTAGCATCAAACAGTGCTTTAGGTTTAGGAGCAAGTGATACAATTACTTTTAGTTACAGCCAACCTGGAAAATTGATTATTTCAAGTGCTTTCACAAAGGTTGCAGATGATACAGACCCGACTCTTAACGGTCCATTATATGCTGCAGGTTTTGGTATAGCAAGTGTTGGTATAAGCGAAGAAGCTGCGGCAGCTGTAAACACAAGACACGCGGCGGATGGTGTGGCAGGTATTACTGTAGATGATCTAGTTATTACTAAAGGTTATGCAGATCAAAGATATATCACATCTGGATTGCCACTTAGGGTAGCGGACGAACCAACTGGAAAATTACACTACACTTTTAATATAAATGCTTACCCTTCAAATACTGTAGAAATACTTTCTCACTATGATGCAGATCAAGTATTACAAAGTGGGGGACATGGTTTAGATAGCGGTGCAAATGGAACAGCATTTACTTTTAACGCAGAAGATGTTGATCCTAATAACCTTACATCAGGAACAACCTATTATGTTAGAGTTATTACACCCACAAGATTAGCACTTTTTACAGAAGCAAACAAAGCATTTGCCAGTGGTGACAGTGATAGTGATGCTGATGACAATAAAGTTTTAGTTTCAGGTACTATAGGTGTAGACGATTCACACACACTAACTGATGCAGCACTTGACAACACATTATCGGGCAATTTCTTAGATGAAGTTGCAATGCCAAGAAAAAGTATAGTAAGACGTCAAGGTGATACAATGACAGGTGCATTATATCTGTCTGATCATCCAGGAGAACTAGTAGGACAAGGCGCACCTAATGGTCCTGAAGATTTACAAGCCGCAACAAAATTTTATGTAGATAACACAGCATATAGCTCACCAGAAGTGCTATTTGTAAGTACAGCAGGCGACGACAGTATGGCAGGTGTGCCTCCAGGACGTGAAGGTACTTCTAACGTTTATGCTTTCAAAACAATTAATGCAGCTGCACAAAGAGCTGATATTTTAATACGTAGTGCACCAACAGAACCAGGTAACTACATGCAAACTCTAACCCATTCAAATTTCCAAAGTGATGCAGTGGTTATGGATGCTGATGTAGATTCCCCTAATTTTGAACAAGCAAGATTTTTAATAGAACAAAACAGAAAATTTATTTCTAAGGAAGTTATTAATTATATTAATTTTACTTTTCCAAATTTTAGTTATAATCAAGAAACGTGTGAAAGAGATACAGGACTTATACTTGATGCTATTGCATTAGATATTAACAGAGGATTAAATGCTAACTATCTAACTAGGCAAGCTGCAGAAAGATATTATTCAAGTGTCAGTGGTAGAATAGCTGTAACCACTCAGTTAGATGAAACCAAAGCAGGAGTAGCTAGAGCTAGAGATATTACAGTAGCCGCTCTTACAAACGACCTTTTAAATCAAAAAAACATTGTCAATAATGGAATAACAAGAGCATTACCAGGTGTTGTTACTACATCAACTGATCACGGACTTGTCGACGGTAATATTGTATTGTTTAAAAATATCGGTGGTATGACACAGATCGAAGGTGAAAAATTATATGTTAAAGTTAAAACTAGCACAACATTTGAATTATTCACTGATAGCGCATTAGAAGTTGGATATGATACTAATGGATACAATGCTCATACTACAGGTGGTATAATTGGTTTACGTTATCAAATAGACGAAGACCAAATCTTTGATGATGGTCAGAAAAATATATCCAGCATAACACTTAGCAATCCTATCAGAGTTGTAACGACTACTGATCATAATCTAGTTGACAGTGACGTTGTACAATTTTCTAGTGTTGGCGGAACTGTAGAACTTAACGGCCAATCATACTACGTTGAAAGAATAGACGCTACTACATTTGATTTATATTCAGACAGTGCATTAACTTCAACAATAGATGGTACCAGTGGATTCACAGCATATACTTCAGGAGGAATTATCACAAGTGATGCTGATGCTGATTCTAGTGCAATTTCAGCAATTACTGATAAATTTAATCTCGTAAATACAATTATTGAAAATGGTATTGATGCTGGTGCGACAATCGTATATGGTAGCACATACAAGGTAGTAGTAACCAATGGATCATCTTCGTATACAGACCAAACTAATCCTACAAATACAGATGCATTACCAGGAAAAGTTATACGTGGTAAAAGATCAGAAGCTATTGGACAGATTGTAAGTTTTACAAATAACGTGACTGCAGAAGCAGGCACTGATCCTGTCACAGGTGCCGTTGAACCAAACCCAACTGTTTTCCAAATGCATCTATTAAGTGCAAAAGATTTTGAACCAGGAGAACCTTTAGAATTTGGTAACTTTGTTAAAAAGAAACA